CTGTACCAAAGTTTACTAAGTTATCACTGTTAGAAGATGAAATGACTGTAGCATTAGAAGGTCTTGAAAGAGTATCTGTCCCTGCATCGGTTACAGTTCCAGTACCAACTTCAAAATCAGTTGTACCATCATGCACGATTGCATAATAAGTTTGCACACCATCCCCGATACCAGCAACAAAAGTTTCAAAACCTTGACTGGTAAAATTACCAGTCAAACTAATTGTTCCAGTGCCAGTAGTCGTTGTGGATTGCTTAACCCTATCGTTAATTACAAATGCCGTCATTTACTACTCCAAAAAATCTTATGCGTTGCCAAGTCTAATAATAGCTGCAGAACTAGACGGAGTTGGAAACTGAATAACGAAATCACCGTTAGTTGCAGTTTTTGATCCCCCGAAGTCTAAAACTAATACAGCATTATTGGATCCGCCACTCTTATAAATCAGTGCTCCTACTGCTGTTAAAGTTACAGAACTAAAAGTTAAGTCTGCAAAGTCAACGTATGCGATATTACTTGCAATCGCTACACCATTATTAGTTAAAGCATTTCCACCTGCAGTGTAATTTGTACCAGATGAAGAAACTTCATTAGTAGTAGAATACGCTGTTGTAGAAGTACTGAATCCACCTAAAGATGTAAACAAAGCAAGTTTAAAAGAAGTTCCACTGTTTCCTGATGTGTCAAAACTAAACACGGATTTTAGTAGATCTGTTTTAAAAGAGTCAGGTACTATATTTGCCATTTAATTGTCTCCTTAATTTATTTATGGTGATGGTGATTTTAAAGGAGTTCGAATAACACCATCTTGATATTCGTCTCGGCGTCTACGACCTTGTTGTTCGATCGCGTACGATTGTAAAGCTCTTTTAAAAGATCCTTCGTAGTATTGTAACATATCTGCGGGACCTTTCAAGTATCCATATGCTTCTACCAGACAAGCATACAAAAGTAAATCTTGATATTTATTAGATGTATAAGTTCCATTAGTACTTGGTGGAGTTACACCTGTAGTTGTTGTAATACTTTCTGGTTGTTTTGTATAGGCTAATGTAATTAAATTTGTACTATTTGGAGTAGGTGCTACTATCCAATAATTAGCATCCCAATTAGCATAATATTTAGGTATTCCAGAAGCGGTACCTGGAGTATCATAAAAAGTAGCCATATAACTAGTATCTTTTTTTTCTAGAAAAGTTTGATCCCCATTTGAATCAGTTAACTGCACATATCTAATAAATCTTAAATCGGATGGTATAGTCACATATCTACTTCCAGCTGCTAAGTTTGATGTTGCATAAAATCTATTATCATCCGAATCAGCTTCTCTATAAATTCTATTTTCTGCATTTTTAATTATAGTACCTAAAATAGTGTTAGATAAAACTCCACTATCTACTTCAGTATAATTTCTAACATCGTCTTGTAAGTTTGCTAAAGTGTAAGCCATTACTTAGAATCTCCTCCATGTTTTCTACGTATTTTATCTGCTTTATCAGAACGTATTTCTTCATACATTTCAAGATGAGGGTCTTGTCTTTCACATTTAAACATATTTTTAATGAAGTTAATAAATTTTTTAATCATGGTGTTATAGTTATGGGTCCTACTGAACAACCATAGCCTCCTCCTTTAATATCTCCGGTTGTAGCAGTATCTGCATTGACTGTAAAGAAGAAGAAATTTGATAGAGCATAATCTGTTGTAACTCTTGCACCATTATCATAAAGACCTGTTGTAATTGCATATCCAGATCCTTGAGTTATTTGTGCTCCTGTTATTCCATCAAAGTTTGGAATTGATCCATAAGCAAATACAGGATTAGTTGGAGTACCTGTTCCAGGTGATGTTGTAGGCGCACCTCTAAATAAATAAGTTGTACCATTTGTTAAACCATGTCCGGGCACATTAACATTTATAATACCAGACCCAGCTTGGTAAGTTTTAAAACCATCTTGTGGTATCATTACAGTTGTTATTGGTTCTGTTCTATCTGGTCTTACTTGTAGCAATGCAACACCATCACCACCAATTGGTTTTGGTTCAAGTTGCGGTTGCTTAGGTTCAAACTCTGTGTAATGAACAAATGAACCATTCCATTCTCTTACCATTTCTCTGTATGGAAATTCTAAACCAGATCTATCCGATATAGCTTTTGAATGTTTTCCTGTTGCGTACTTAGACATTAAGTTCCTGGGTAATAAGCTTTAGGTGTAATAAATGTACTTGAAGCTGAACCATCTTCTTGAAGTGCTCTTTGAAATTCATCTTCATAAACTAATTTCATTTGTTGAGTTAATTGTGGAGCATACTTCATCGATAAATAATAAGTCAACCCTGAAACCATACATGGTACAAATCTAAAAGGCATATCAGTTGCATTTGTATAAGCACCAATATCTTGAATTCTTTTTATGTAATAAAAATGAACATCTTTAGATGCACTAGTTGCATCAGGTGTAGGGTAAACATTAATACTAACATGATCAATAAATCTTTGTACCCAATACTGATTAGGTGTACCTTGAGATAGTTTATTTGAAAAAGCAGCATATGTTGATCTATCAACTTTTGTCATAGGACTATCTGATTGATCACTTTGAGTTCTATCTGATCTTAATTGTGCTTCAAGGACATCGGACATTCCATACACGCCATTAGGATTTGAAGTAGCACTTGTACCATCTGCAGTTGATCTAAAAAATTTATATTCTGCTTGTCCTTGTATTAAATCAAGATCAACTTCTGCTATTTCCCAATAGTGAATACCTCTATTGCCCCATTCTTGAAGCATTATATTTAAAGATCTTCTTGAAGTTTTTAATTGATAACCTGATACTTGCTGAATACCTAATCGTTCAAAAGATTCTTCTACTATTTCATCAATAGAAAAGTCTTTATCAAAAGTAGTTGTACCTGAGGTAGTGTTAGCCATTTAACCTCCTAGTCGTATACTTTAATCCACTCGCAAACAACCGTAACTGTATCTCCACTTGTGCAAGCTGGTAATGTTAAATTAACATCTCCTGTATATCCACTTGCTTCAGTGTTTTTAAGACCACCAAAGTCTGAATAATCAAAAGCCATTTCTCCTGCCAATGTTTGAAAAGCAACATCTGTAGTTGCATCCCAAAGTAATCTTACACCATCCGCTGGTGCTGTAATTGATACATTAAAATTAACTTTATTAAGTCTAACTTTAGCACAATCTTTACCATTGTTAGATGTTAAAGTAGAAACATCAACTATCTTAGTTGTGCTTCCTGTTCCATCAGAAACATTGTTGTAGTGTGTTATAAGTTTTTTTGCTCCGTCAAATACTGTAGTATTTAAAATTGTATCTGCCATGTTTTATCCTCCTTTTAAAGAGCGCCTGCATTACCAGACGCTCCGAGTTTGTTTATTTATTAACTAGCGTCCGAAGAACTAGCTATACCGATAAATTTTAAAACTATTACCGTATCGCCTCCTGGATCACCACTAACAACAAGTTCTACTTCATCTGCTGTTGCAGTTGATGCAGTTGTTGTTCCACCAGACATTCCTAAGACTCCATTACAAGGAAAAAATCCTTTAAAGCCTGTTGAGTTAACAGCTACTGTAATTCCATCTACGTAGCCATCAGTGTCTGCGTCAGTTCCAATGTCAACTAAGTTGACAGCGTTTGCTGCTGCAGTTGTTACCGCAACCATTACACCCATTGGTATAAAGTTAGATGGTATTCCGACTGCTGCTTCTTTTCCTGTAGTACCACCATTAGCAACTGTAATAGTTGCAGTGTACTCAGACATAGTCATTGAGTTTGTTACAGCGCCAGTAGTTGCACTTTTAACGATTGTTTGAAAACCGTTTTCCGATCGTACCGGTCCTGTAAATGTAGTATTTGCCATAATTATATCCTCCTAGTTTCCGAACATAGTCTCTAGGCCGTCGACTATACGCGTCTATGTTCTAATTAATTGTATAGTTGTTGTTTTTATATACTAGTTTTGAGTAGAGTGCAAGAGGTCCTGTAGTGTGGATAGTGTTTTCCAACGATGTAGCTTTTTACTAAGTAGCTACTGAAACTTCAGGAGCAGAACCTTCAATTGTGTTCTGTTTGTGGGCAATTGCTGCTTCTTCCAGCTTAATGTCAGTAATGACTTTTTTAACTTTGTCATCAATTCTGACCATTTCAAGAGTATACCTACCATTAGATAGATGCTCCTGTTCCCACTTCAACTCCAAGGACCTTTTTGCTTTGTATAGGTCTTGTATCATCAACAACCTCCTCATAGGTTATTCTGTTCATTCGGTCATCATAAGAATTCCCG